CCCACACAATCCGAACTCCAAGGCAAAGCACGAAAAATACATCGAGGCTTGGGACGTGTTCAAGCGCTGACTGCAAGGACTGCGGGTAGGGCGTTATAGCAAAAAATTTCGTGGGGGGTGTGATGATAATATATAAATTAACGCGAGCGGGCGCGCACCCCCGCCCCCCCGGGTGCGACGTGCGCGGCGTGTGCGTCTTTTATGCGAATCGCGATCTACGCGGTTCCAATTAGACATAATACTTATTGAGCGAAGTTGGTTTTGTTGATTATCAAGCACTTACGCAAAACTAGCGTTGCATTTGTCAGAAATGGCACAAAATGCGAGCGGTTTGCGCGGCGAGCTTACGCGGTTCGCGTGGAAACGCATCAACGCATCATGATATGTTGATGCGTATTGCGTGTACGTATTATAAAATGAATGCATTGGGGTGAAATGAATTCCCATCCGCATTTCCAAATATGGAACCGGAATTTCCAAATATAAACGTTTACCTGGTAAGCATTGAATGCCATGCTTTTGCGCTTCATTTGATTTTGGGCAAGCAATCCGGAATTTTTGTCACCCCAGTATACAAGCGGGCTAAATCAGTATTTTACAATATTGATTTGACAAGGTTTACCTATTTTGCTTTTGTGATGTTGTCGGCGCAATTAAGCTTCGGCGGAAATAGAAAGAAATACTAATATGGATTACTATGAATCAGCGATCGGCGTAATCATAACGCGCTCAAGGGCGTTGCTTGAATTAGCAAGGCATGGTTGCGAGGACATCAAAGAATTCTTCGAGGATTTGGGCGACAAGGAAGAATATGATGCCCAAGAAGTTTTGATTTGGCTAGGCTATTAATTAACTAACAAAAAGGAAAGGAAACTAATCATGGGATTTTTCAGTTGGAACACACAAGACACAGAGAGGAGCATAGCAAACTCTTACTCAAGTGAAGATACCTTCAAGGTTATAATGACTGATAACAAAGGGAATCAATGGGAAGAGACTAATTACGAAGGATATGGAGAGTTCGGGGGCAAAGATTACTTTGTCTTGCTTGATGAAATGAATGGCGGAAATGGTGACCGAACTCGTGGTATTGACCTTTATTACAGTAAAAGTGATGACGTGAAATATCCGAGTTTAAGCGAGTGCGGAGCTTACTATTTCAAAAAACCCGAAGACTGCAAAGCGCAAGGATATTTCTATGATGGGGATGATGAGGATGAATGGGAATAGACTCCACAAATTCAAATAACAAAAAAAGGAAGAAAACTAACATGAAAAAAGAAACTTACAACGGATGGAGCAACCGTTCCACGTGGCTAATAAACCTATGGTATAAACCGTATACCAAGGATGATTTTGATTGGATAAAAGAAGAACTTGAGGAGCGCGTGAGGGCTTTGGCGGATAGCGAATTCGTTCGCGACAATTTACTTGCGGACATGCTCAACCTTCAGGAAATCGACTGGGATGAGCTTAAAGAGCATGTGGAAACCGAGGAGGTGGAAGCATGACTTACGACATACTGATAATGACGCTCCCATGGCTTTTCCCGCTTTGGGTGATGCTTAGAGATTTATCCAACTAAAAGAAAGGAACTAACTATGAAAGAAAAAGAGATCGGTGGATGGAACACAGAATGCGAATGGGAATGCTCATACGAAAACGACAATTATTATTTGCTAATATGGAATGACCCACACGCGATGGAAATACGTACGACTGCGCAAGTGCGGGAAGCGCTTGAAGCAAGCTTTTCCGAAGAGGATTCATCTCCTTGGTTGATGCGTAGTCGTTCATTTGTTGGTCGCCCCATTGATCGCGAATCAAGCGACGTTGACGAGCTTATGAATTGGCTTAATGAGAAGCAAAATTGGGCAGATCGCTTTCCATCGGATAACTTCATTTCCGATGATTGCGGATACGTTTGGATTCGGAGAATATTGCCAAAGCGTGAGGAGAAACTAGCATGATACACGCAAGTAAACTATTCCCCATCGCGATGGATCGTATCCACGATCTGATGGAGCGCGGCCACGCAAACCGGACCCCAAAGGCGCAAGCCTTGTTGGATGCGTTTGATGAGGGAGAGCGGAAAGGCGGGAAGCGTGGGGGACGCAAGGCGGGCGTTCGCGAAGCGAACCGCGTAAAGAGAAACGCGGAACGCGCGCGAGGGCAAATGGAATTAGGCTTATGATTTATACCGTTTACAATATTGCTTGACATGCATTTGGGTTTTCATTTGAATGCAATTTTCCGCAATCAAGCGGACAAAGAAAGAAAGGAAACTAACGTGAATATATATTCAAAACTGAGGGAAGGCTATACGCTTGCAAAAACTCCTGAACAAATCGCAAAGGTTGAGGAATGGCACAAAAAGATTGATGCTAGAATGCAAAGTATCAATCGAATGCTTGATGAAATACTCAAGCCAAATCCGGAGATTGAGCGGATTCGCAAAGAGCTAACAAAAAGATAAACCAATAGGAAAGGAAGATACTAATGGAAACGACAAAAGAGAAACACGCCACATTCACGCCTAGACCGTGGGTGATGGTACAGGAAAGGGATTACTTGAATATTCAGGAAACCGAAACAAATTTGATAGTTGCCCAGTTTTGCAGTGTTAGCGAAGCCAACGCGCGATTGATCGCGTTGGCGCCGGAAATGCATCAATTGCTTGTAAGAGTAAGTAAAGGCAACGGATATGATTCTTTGTCATTGGCAATGGATGCCCGCGAGCTTCTCGCCAAGGTAGAAGGAGGTGAGGGATGAGCGAGGAGAAAAAGATTTACAAAATGGAGTGCCTTGGTGAAACAATCGCCTACGCTGAATCTCTCGGTTTCAAGGATAATATAGATGATTCGGAATGGGATGCAGATATGTGTGACGCACTTGAAGAAGATGCCATAGACTACATCGAGTCAAAAGGAATTAAGGTCATCATAGAATCAGATATTGCTCATGACTAAGCCAAATGAATCCGATACCATTGCCCGCATGTGCGTTGGCCTGATTGTCTTCCTGGCAATCCGGCTCGCGCCCAAGGCGGTCGAATGGTGGCAAAAGAGAAATGAGAAAGGAGAAATGCGATGAAGCTTTTAGATCGAGTTTTAAATGAAACAACAGAGCAAGGTGAAGCATTAAGTGTCTACATTAAGAAAGCAAAGCATACCTTGAAGGAATGGAACGAGAAAGAGGTATATCAATGGGAGCTTGTTTTTCATTGGAAAGATGTACCAAACCCAAACTTTGGATATAGTTATTACATTGATACAATCATGGATGAATACTGGGGTAATAAAGGTGGTTTATGCCTTTATGGAGATACCTATGATTACGCTTCAGTAAGTGAAGAAGTAATGGATAGAGTTAGAGCATTTATTCAAGAGTTTGTAGATGCAAATGACATTTTACTTGAAAAGGAGAAAGGAGAAATGCGATGAACATAGAAATTCTAGAAGTAAATGTTCAACCCTTAGTTCGGTACAAATGGGATAAAAAAGGGAATAGGTGGAATTCAATCGGTAATCACGATTTCAGATTTCGAGTTTCATGTAAGTTGAAAATAGATGGGAAAACTGTTCAGACTTGCAAAGAGACAAAACACTTTGAAATGGATACTTGGCCTTCGACAATATCATTTGCCAAAGAATTACTTAGAAAAATGAATGTCGACTTCAGTAAGTTAGCAAATGACGCTTAACCCCATACCCCCTCAAAAAAGCGTTTTGTTTGCAAACATGAGTCTTTACCCTCCCGAGCTACAAAAACGCTTTCTGAAGGCTTGTAGGGCATCTTAAACGGCATTCTAGGCTTTCACCCTTCACCCATATGGCTTGTCATTGTTAAGCCGCCCCTCAACGTGGGCCGAAAATCGGCCAAGTCTCTTGTCGAACTCTAAGGTCGTCATTCCCTGCTCGCCGTTTCGATTCTTCGCGACCTCGCAATTGATCAAATCCTCATCGTCCTTGTCGGGAGAAAGGAGCAAAACCGCATCCGCATCTTGTTCGATTGAGCCGGACTCTCGAAGATCGGACAATGCGGGCTTTCGCTTTTGCACTTCAAGCGCTCGGTTGAGTTGAGAAAGGGCAAGGACCGAGGTTTGGTATTCCAACGCCAATGTCTTCATGGTACGAGAAATCTCCGATACTTCCTGAGTTCTCGACTCATAGCCTTTTGCGGAGAGTAGTTGCAGATAATCGACGACTACCAATCCCAGTTCGCCTTCCATGCGTTGTTGAGCGAGAAATGCGGAGAAACTGTTTAGAGATGCCTCATGATCGTCCTTAAACGTAATCGGCCATTGCTTGATCCGTTGGGTGGTTTCCGCGAGTCTCCTCTTCGCAATGTGGTCCATTGAATCCTTCATGGTGGGGCGCGGGACTCCGCTCACGTTCGTGAGCAAACGTCCCGCGCATTCGGATGCTTGCATCTCAAGACTGGCATATGAAGTTCGCTTCCCAAATTTTGCGGCTTCATGGGTGAAGTGAATCGCAAGGGCGGACTTTCCAATTCCCGGTCTTGCTGCAATGACGTAAAGACATCCTTCGCGAAACCCACCGTTGAGAAAGGTGTCCAACC